AGAACTAATGAGACATTTCAACCCAACAGGAGTCTAATACCAATGACCGAAGAAACCGGGTCCGTAGAAGCGGGCAACCCTGCACCTGACGCAGGTGAAGTAGCAGCAGTTGAAGCCGCGCCTGTATCAGCACCGGCACCAGAGGCCGCACCGGCCTCTCAAGATTGGTTAAGTTCGATTGAAAATACAGAATTGCGTACCCTAGCCGAAACAAAAGGCTGGGATAAAGGTGGACCAGAGAGCGTCCTATCCAGCTATCACAACCTAGAGAAACTGTTCGGTGCCGACAAAGCGGGCCGAGCCGTAGTGCTTCCAGCGCCTGACGCAGACGAAGCAGCAATGAGCGAGTTCTACAACAAGCTAGGCCGACCAGATAAGGCGGACGGCTATGATTTGCCAGTGCCAGAAGGGCAAGATGGTCAAATGGCCGAGTGGGCCAGCGGCGTGTTTCACGAAGCAGGACTAACCGCCAGACAGGCCAAAATTGTCTCTGAGAAGTGGAACGACCATGTAGGTTTGCTTCAACAGGATGGAGAGGCGCAGAACACACAAACGGCTCAGGACGCCGAAGCTGAACTGAAACGTGAGTGGGGCGCGGCTTATGACCAAAAAGTTGTAGGTATCAACCAAGCCGCCACAGCTCTAAACATGACCGAGGAGCATCTTGCGGGCCTGCGTAGTGCAATGGGACCGTCTGCGGCCATGAGGTTTGTCGATGGCCTAGCAGGAAAGATGGGAGAGGCTCCAAACGATACTGGTGGCTTCAGCGAAGGAGTAGCACTAACTCCGTCTTCAGCAGCTTCTGAACTAAGCAAACTGAGTTTGGACAAAGAGTTCATGGATGCTTGGATGAACAAGAACCACCCAGCACATAACTGGGCTATGGACAAAAAGCAGCGTCTCGCAAAAATGGTAGACGGTGTTGGCGTGTAATTTAACTGTTGCATAATTGCAACGACTGTGACATATTTATCGTAAGCGCACCAATAGGTGTCGAACAGGCGCACCCGTCGATAACCCGTAGGCCGACATATTAGCTCCTTAGTAGTGTGGCCCCGATTTTCGGATAAGCCCGTCTTGCTTTTGTTTTAACGGACAAATGGAGGGCTATCCCAATGTCCAACGAAATTATGAATTGGTCAGTCATTGACTACAAGTCTACAGTGGACCACCTGCTTCAGCAGAAGGGTTCCAAATTCCGCATGTGCGTCATGGAAGAGAGCTTCCAAGGCAAATCAGGCGTTCCAATCAATCAGGTTGGTGCTGTTACCGCTCAAAAGCGCACGACTCGCCACGCTGATACACCGCTTATCGAAACCCCTATGGATCGCCGTTGGGTATACCCGACCGATTACGAATGGGCTGATCTAATCGACGATCAGGACAAGCTGCGGATTATCGCTGATCCGACCTCGCCTTATGCCATTAACGGCGCATATGCACTTGGTCGCGCGATGGATGATGAAGTAATTGCAGCTTTCACAGGCACCGCAAAAACCGGCGAAGACGGCGGCACATCTACTGCTCTCCCAGCAGGACAGACTGCCGGAACAACCGCTGGTGGCATGACCATCGCAAAGTTGCGTGAAGCTATGCAGCTTCTCATGGCTGCGGAAGTTGATGTGGACAACGAGGAACTGTATTGCGCTATCGGCGCACAGCAGCATGACGATCTTCTGGGACAGACTCAGGCCGTCAGCCTTGATTACACCAACAAGCCCGTCTTGGTTGACGGACGCATTAAGGCTTTCATGGGCTTTAACTTTGTTGACAGCCAGCGCCTTGCCCTCTCCGGTACGGATCGAACTGCTGTTTGTTGGGCCAAGTCCGGCGTAACTCTTGGTGTCTTCAATGACATTGAGGCAAAAATCACTGAACGTGACGACAAGTCTTATGCCACTCAGGTTTATGTCAAAGGTACTTTTGGCGCGACCCGTTTGGAAGAGAAAAAAGTTGTCGCCATTACTTGCTCGGAGGCTTAAACAATGGGTACATCATATTCAGTACAAAAGACGAAGTGGGACCAAGATGTTCCATCTACGAAAATCAAGACAAACGAAAACGCTGGACGGGTTCGTATCGCTTATGGACTTTTTGAGGCTGCTTCTACCGCAGTTGGCGATATCCAGATGTTCAACCTTCCGAATGGTGCGCGTATCCTTTCGGGCGAGTTGGTACATGACGCTCTTGGCGGCTCCACCACAGCTTCTGTAGGCCACGCGGCTTATAAAAACGCTGCTGGTACTGTCGTTGCTCTTGATGTTGACGAGTACAAAGCGGCAGCAGCCTCTACAGGCATTGTTACGGTTGACATTGCTGCCACTTCTGCCCTTGGCCGTAACAGTGTTGTTGATGCAGACGATGTTGGTATTCCCATCACCGTTGTAACGGCGGGCGCTGCGGCTACTGGCACCATCGAGTTGACGATGCTGTATGTTGTTGACTGATTAAACTAGGTAACTAGAGGGGAGCGCGTTGCTCCCCTCAAAGCCTACTGGGAGAATATGAATGGCTAATCGTACTTATGATGTTTCTGGAATCGGAGACATGAACGCAATTGCCGGGTCTAATGCTGGATCAGTGACCAACGATGTTAGTATCGTTATTAAAGAAGGCGCAGATCGAGACAATGTTGTTGTAGCAATTAACGCCGTTGCAGACCTAATCGCAGGCAACCAAATCATTATTAATTAACGGGGCTAGACATGCCCAGCACAGTTGATATCTGTAACCTTGCGTTGCAACGGCTTGGGGCAAAGCCAATCTCGTCACTGTCTGATGACAGTACTGCTGCTCGTGAATGCAACCGTGTTTACGATCATGCTAGGGATAGTGAATTGCGCTCGCATCCGTGGAACTTTGCACGTAAGCGGGCATCACTAGCTGCGTCCAGCACTGTTCCTGCGTTTGGTTATAATTTGCAGTATCCTCTACCGGCGGATTTTTTGCGTTTGCTTCCCACAGCGGAACAGGATGATTTTCAGATTGAAGACGGCAACATCCTAACGGACGACACTGCTCCATTAAAGGTCACATACATATACCAACAGACAGACCCTAATGCGTTTGACCAAACGTTTGTTGACTTGCTGGTATCTCGCATTGCAATGGATTTAGTAGAAAAGCTCACGCAATCAAATCAGAAGCTAATTGCTGCACAAAACCGATATGTCGCGTCTCAGCGTGAAGCACGCAAGGTCAACGCTTTTGAGCGGACGGCACAAGTGCCGCCAACCGATAGCTGGATTACGGCGAGACTTTAGATGGCCCGTGTAGCAGCCATACAGTCTAACTTTAACGGCGGCGAGATGTCGCCGTTAGTCTATGGTAGACCTGACCTTGGCAAGTATACGACCGGCCTTAAAACTTGTCTAAACTTTATTCCTCTGTTGCAGGGTCCAGCACAGCGTAGGCCCGGAACAGGGCACGTTGTTGCAGTCAAAGACAGCAGTAAGGCTGTTCGCGTAGTGCGTTTTGAGTTCAATACAGAACAAGCCTATATTCTTGAGTTTGGAAACCTATACGTCAGGTTTATCAAGGATCGCGGACAGATTTTATCTAGTGGCTCAGTAGTTGAGCTAACCACTCTGTACGTAGAAGCAGACTTGTTTGAGTTAAGTTTTTCTCAAAGCGCGGATATTCTTTACATTACACATCCAGATTATCCGCCGCGCAAATTAGCTCGCCTGTCTGACACAAGCTGGTCAATTACAAACATTACGTTTTCAGATGGACCTTTCTTCAACACAAACGTAACTGCAACTACTCTACTTCTGTCTGCCACATCAGGCTCGGTCAATGTAACCGCGTCGGCAATTACAGGGATCAATGACGGCACAGGTTTCCAAACCACAGATATTGGGCGTCAAATTCGGTGGGAAGACGCAGCGGGAAACTGGACCTTTCTAACTATCACAGCGCGAACTAGCACAACCATTGTTGTAGCAACCATTGACGGCCCCAACGCTTCTGCCGTAACAGCTACAGCAAACTGGCGTCTTGGCGTCTGGTCCACGACTACTGGGTTTCCAGCAACCTCAACATTCCACAAGAACCGCCTGTGCTTTGCTGGAGCTACGGATACACCACAGCGCGTTGACATGAGCCGCACAGGTGACTTTGAAAACTTTGCTCCAACCGACCCTGACGGGACAGTATTAGACGACAGCGGTGCAACTACAACGCTATCAGCCGACACAGTAAACGCTATCCGTTGGATGGCGGATGACGCGAAGGGTTTGATTGTTGGTACTGTTGGCGGTGAATGGGTTATTCGGCCTAACGATAATGGCGGCGCACTAACTCCGTCAAACATATCGGCGTCACGATCAAGCGCCTTTGGTAGTGCTAACATTGCGCCAGCGCGGGTCGGCAACTCGCTAATATTCGTACAGAAGTCAAAGAAGAAATTACGCAACTTGGCCTATCTCTTCGAAGATGACGGTTTTCGCGCTGAAGACATGACGCTGGTTGCTGAACATATTACACAGTCCGGTATTGTTCAATTAGCCTATCAGGCAGAGCCGCAAAGTATTGTGTGGGCTTGCCTAACGGACGGCTCTCTTGTCGGCATGACATACGATAGAGATCAGAAGATTCTTGGGTTTCACAGACATGTTCTGGGCGGCAGTAGCGATGCTTTTGGAATTGCAGCAGCAAAAGTAGAAAGCGTAACTGTTATACCTAACACTGAAGACACAGGTGACGAGTTATACATGGTGGTAAACCGCTACATTAATGGCGCTACCAAGAGATATATTGAGTACATGAAAGGTTTCTGGGACGACGCAATCAACCAAGAAGATGCTTTTTATATTGACAGCGGTTTGTCTCTAGATACTCCAAAAGCAATAACTGCCATTACAAAGGCTAATCCTGCTGTTGTAACCGCAGCAAGTCACGGATTTAGCAATGGAGACATTGTTCGCATTACTGGGGTCTACGGTATGACCGAGGTAAACGGCAAAGTCTATAAAGTTGCAAGCGTGGCAACAAACACATTCCAATTAAACACACGCGCCGGAACCAATATTAACAGTACGGCGTTTACCACTTACCAAACTGGTGGCGAAGCACGAGAGCGAGTTACGACTATTAGCGGTCTTGCTCACCTTGAGGGACAGGTCGTGTCAGTGTTGTCCGAGGGCGCGCCTGTCGCTACAGCAACGGTGTCATCTGGTGCAATTACAGTGGATGAAACCTCTCGGGCTAATGTTGGTCTTGGATATACTTCAGACATTCAAACTCTTCGATATGATGTCGGTGCTAAAAACGGCACCGCCGAAGGCAAGTTGCAGCGCATCACTCGGCTGATTATTCGGTTCTATCAGTCTCTGGGCGGTAAAGTTGGGCCATCTTCTTCTGACCTTGACCCGCTAATCTTCCGGGCGGGAGGGGACGATATGGATGCAGCTATACCTCTATTTGATGGTGACGTTGAGGTCGAGTGGGACGGAGATTACAGTTCAGAGGCTTTGATCTATATTCGACAAGACCAGCCACTGCCAATGACTGTGGAGGCGCTTATGCCACAGTTAGAAACGCAGGACAGACAATGAACGTAGTTTCATATACAGCGGAACATCTGCATCAAGTTGATCTACAGGGCGCACAAGCATATCTGTCTGATTGGGTCACGCCGGATATGGCAGCAGCCTTAGAGAATGAAACATGGTCTTTTACTGCTATGCAGGACAACGGCGTACCCTTGGGCTGCGCGGGTGTTTTGAATATGTGGCAGGGTAGAGGGATTGCTTGGGCATATCTGTCCAAATACGCAGCGGAGGAGAAATTCTTACAGGTACACAGAGCCGTTCTTCGGTTTCTTGATGCTTGCTACTTGCAGCGAATTGAAATGACTGTGGACTGTGATTTCGAGCAGGGCCACCGTTGGGCCAAGATGCTGGGATTTACAATGGAGGCCGAACGTATGCGTGCCTACAGGCCAGATGGCGGTGATGTTGCACTGTATGCGAGGGTGCTATGACCGGAATTGAACTTGCTGTAATTATGCCATACATCGCGGCGGCTGGGACCGCCGTGTCTGCGATTGGTGCCATCTCTACTGCTAACGCTGCCAGAAAATCAGGTGACGTTAATGCGGCTATTGGTGAGGCAAATGCTATCGGCGCTCGTAATGCAGCAGCCGAAAATGCAAAGCGTGCGGAGAGAGATGGCAGAAAAAGGATGGGTGAGTTACGCAACTCAGGTCTCCTCATGGATGTGATTGAAGATCAAGCAAGAGAAGAAGAGTTAGCAATCCTAACTGCTACATATGAACGTGAACTAGATGCTCTTGGGCTAGAAAGAGACGCAAGTATAAGCCGAACAGGTGGACGCAACGCGCAAAAAGCGGGCTACGCAAGCGCGGCTGGATTACTTGTTCAAGGCGGATCGACCCTTTATGGTTCTGGTGCGTTTAGTGGCAGCAAACCATACTACGGTAGTAGCAGCATGACTAAACTGCCACACGGAAGCGCACTGTAATGCCTAAATTATTCTCAGCAGCCCCAAACGTAACAGGACAAATACAGTCACGAGGCGCTACTCCCAACACCTTTGGTGCAGACATTGGTGCAGCAGTAGCGGGGTTTGGCGGGAGTGTAACCGCAGTCGGTAAGGTGTTGAATGAGCGTTCCGACAGGCGAAGCATTACTGACGCGCGGGCCAAGTTTGCTGATTTCAAAATCCAATCGACTCAAAACTCAATCCAGCGGCAAGCTGATGACCCGCTGTCTGGCGGCTATTTCGATAGAGAAAGAGATGCTTACGACGATGAAGTAAGCAATTTCAGTTCGGGCCTTAGTCAGGTGGCGCTGGATGCTCTGGCCGCTGAGATGGGAACACACAAGGCGGCAACACTTACTGGCGCATTGCGGTTTCAGGCGCAAGAGACAATTACGGCAGACACCGCCGCTTTAAGCACAATCGGAACAAGCCTTAACGCAGATGTATTTGGGGGAAGGACAACCGTTCAGGAAGCAATCAATTTATATTCTATTGCTCTAGCAGACACGACACTTAACCAAAATGCACAAAACCAGCTTTTGACAAAGGCCCTGCCAGCGTTTCGAAGCCAGCTTACAAACGGATTACTAGCCCAGCCGATGCGGGGGCACGCGGCATTAAAGGCCGGTGATTTAGATTTCCTGCCGAAGGAAGAGCTAGACAAGTTTGAAAACGACTTGGAGGACGTTTTCAAGGGCATGGAAAAAAGGGCGGACACCCAGAGGCTTGTTCAGGCTGCCACCGACAATTCAGAGCTATACGCCGCTGTTCTCGCGGGCGATGTAGGTTTTGAAGAATTGTCCGCTTATGTCGGCAAAGTGCCTACGGAGTTTTATAACCATTTGTTTGAGAGTCTGAAGGGGAGCAGCGTTCCCAAAAGAACGCTCGAAGAGCAGCGCACTGCAACGGCCACACTGACGGCTGAATATAACGGATTCAGAATCAGAACGCGGGGTGGGAGACAGGAGTACGATGCCTCCCTTGAGGACATACTAAGGTTCCAGAGAGAAGTCACCAAACAGGTCGCGGATGGTTTTGTCACTTCAGGTCACGCCATGACTTGGCTCAATAGAACACAGGGTATCGCGCAGGAGTTGGCCGGGGATCATCGCGGCACTGGTGTTATTAAATTTAGAGAGAGTGCTTTCGACAGAGGCATGGACGCAATCATTGCTATGAAACTTGACCCTGCACCGATGGGGCAGGTCTTGGAGAGGTTTCAGGCTCTTCTCGATGAATCGGGTCTTGCCGATCAAGGAGACACTGACGAGCGGAATAATGCGGTGAGAGCGATGGTTGTGGAAGCGCAGATGAATTATGTGCGTGAGACGGTTCCGTCTGTGGCGACGCTTCCAGATGTTCCCAATGCCGTTCTTCGGTCAAACGGAACATTTCTTCCGGGCCTGATCGGAAGTAGAGACCTAAAGCCCGACAGAACAATCACTACCAACACGGAAGTAATGGTGGACGATAAAGGAAACTATGCGCGCGTGACAAAACTAGCGAACGGCTCCACAAACGTTCAGGAAATAACACAAGCACAGGCTCTCTCTCTCGGTGCTGTGCCGCCAAAACCAAAAGCAACCTCTACCCCAATAAAGGGTGGTGCTACAGCGCTTATACCGGGTACGGAGACCGATGCTGCCGCCATAGTGTTTGATCAGCTTACCGCCAACGAAGGCGTTAGTGATGATGTGACAGGCACGCCAACGGGTCGGCTAGGTGTGACAGACGCTCGCAAACTAGACGCCGAAAAGACCGCAGGTAGGCCGCTCTCGGACGAAGACGCGGCGAGGCAAATCCTGCATGACGACTCTGCCCTGCTGCACAATGATATGGCTGGGTTCAGTACCCTGAACCATAAGGTACAGGCAGCTATCCTTGATTTGTCCTACAATGTTGGGGCTGACAAAGTAGCGGATTCGCTGCTTTTCTCAGCACTTGCGCGCGCCGTGGCTACTGGAGACGTTCCGAGCATTCTGCTACAGACGTTAGATACCGCCGTGATTGATGGCAAGACGGTGAAGGGTCTCGCTGGACGGCGGGCGCGGATGTACAATAGCGCCGTCTCTGACGGTATGGATAAGATTGTTTCCGTCGAGCAAGCGCCAGACGGCACCATTATCTATAATGCAGCGCCGTCGGAAACGGCGGCGAGTTATGTTTTATCCAAATTCACGCTCCCCCGCCATAAGGACAGCAGAGCGGGAACACTGTCCGGGCCAAACTTCTCGCCGTCCTCTACCCGTAGGTCTTTGTCACGGAGCCAACCATAATGCCGTTTGACTTAACGACAGCGCAGCCAGCGGGACCGCAAATGGCCCCTACGGTGCCGGAGAAGCCAGCGGGCTTTGATCTGAATAGCGCCCGTCCCTTGGGTTTGCCGGACGAGACCGTCTTTGTTGAGAAGACCGGACAAGTCCTCGGTATGCCCAGCGGCACCGTGTCTCGGATTGGTGAAATTGTGTCCCGAGGGTGGAACAAGGGGGACGCAACAACAGAACTTAGCAAGTTGCATTTTGAGCAGTTTTTAGGTAACGAAAACCAAGACATCTCTGACGGAATCAAAGCTCTTCAGGCTGAAGGCAATATCAACATTCCAACAGACGGTTGGCTAGAGGAGATGGTAAGGGCCACCTCGCAGCAGCTACCGATCCTCCTTGATATCGCTTCAAATTCTGCGGACAGAGCCATGCAGGGCGGTATTATTTTTGGAACAGCAGGGCTTGCCGTGGCCGGTATTGGCGCAGTTCCCGGCTTCCTCGGCGGTGTCACTGCTGGCGCAACCACAGGACTTATAGAGCAAACCTTTATCTTGGAGACGGGCAACCTCTATGGAGAGATATCCCAATTCACCGACGACAAGGGAAATAAGATAGACCCTCTTGCAGCAAGAATAGCCGCAGCAATAGGCGGAGCCGCTAATGCTGGATTAGAGGCAATTCCATACGCTCTAATGTTTAAGCTAGTACCGGGTAGCGAAGCTGTATTCAAGAAGCTCGGCAATAAGGCATCAGAGGCCCTAGACATTCCATCACTAACAAAGTCAGGGGCATTAAAGAGGTTCGCCTTCAACATAGCTAAGATCATAGCTGTTGAGACCGCGACAGAAGGCGCTCAGGAGACTATCGCCATTGCTGCGGGGGAATCCGTCAAGGTCTTGGCCGAAGGAAACTTCCCAAGAACCACCGCACTAAAAGCGGTTGAGCGTGTTGCAGACTCTGTTGTGGAGGCGTTGAAGGCCACACCGCTTATTGGATTTGGTGTCAGCACCCCGCGCCTTGTTGTTGACCTAGCATCTAAGCCATACATAGAGGGAGACACGTCAACTGAGAATATGATTAAAGGCGTTCAGAATGAGGTGGTGGACTCGATAAACAACAAGATTAGGCAAACCCCTATTTCCGAAGACCTAGATAGTTTCGCCGTCCCGCTTGAGCAGAGCGAAGTGAACGCGCTGTCCGCTATAGGTATCGAACTCAATGACGACGGCTCCATGTCAGCGAAACACGCAGAACTTGTTGTGGCCGAAGGAATGCGCCGTAGTGATTCATTCAAGCGGTACTTGAGCCAAGCTAAGAAGAAACTAGCCAAGGAAGAAAGTGCAGTAGAGGCAAAGGTTCGTCGCGCCCGAGTGAAGAAGCTAGACACCGACATCTCAAACCTCGACAGCAAGATAGACGACGCCGTAACTCTGAGAAACGAGCGCAATGAAAACGGCAAGCCGACAAAGGTTATCGAAAACCGGGTGAACAAACTGCTCAAGCTGCGTGAAGTCCTCGACGAGGAGCGAAGCAACATTATGACAGCGGAGAGGCCCGCAGAAGCTCTTCGTCAGGCATTGCGGTCGGCGGAACAGACGGTGGAACTGAAAGGTGCTGAGTTAATCAAGGCTCAGAAACGTATTGCTAAAATCACAGAGAGAAAGCTGCAAGAGGGAATCCGAAAGGGAATTTCGTTAGCCAAAAAGGATATGAAGGCAGCCCAAGCCTCCGTTATCAAAGTAATATCCGAGGCCGGAATACCCTTGAGTGATAAGGGTAGGTTCCTAGCAATCGTAAAGAAGATTCAGACCGCAGAGCAGTTTCAGACGGCAATGCCCGTGCTGCTGAATACAATTAACAAGGTACTGTCCAACAATCGGCGCAAGAAGGCTTTGAGTAAA